ACGATGGAATCCTGACAACTGTTCTTGGTGCTAACACCGGGTACAACAACAACATCAACGCAACCTTCAGCAATACAAACCCGGGCACAGAGTTCCAGACTGTATTCGCTAACCTTTACAACAATGTGAAGGCTGATCCAGATGAGGTTCTGCTTAACGGTTCAGACCGCAAGCAACTCTCAGATGCGATCAAGGGTTCTGCTAACGCTAACTATCGCTTGCAGATTTCACAAGATGAAACCTCTGGCGTTACTTACGGCTCAGTAGTTAATGGAATCGTGAACGAAACAACAGGAAAGTCAGTACCTTTGACTGTTCATCCTTGGCTTCCACAGGGTGTTGCTCCAGTTCTTTCTTACACCTTGCCAATTCCTGACACAGAGGTTAGTGATGTATGGGCTAACTACTTGGTACAGGATTACATGGGCATCCAATGGCCTGTAACTCAGTTCGCTTATGAGTTCTCTACCTACTTCCGCGGAACTTTCTTCTGCGCTGCTCCTGCTTGGAATGGCGTAGTTTCAGGAATCGTTTCTGCTTAGTAATTAGCAACCAATGGGGAGAGGGTCTTAATCGGCTCTCTCCCTGTTCTATAAGAAAGGCAAACAATGAGCAGGTTAGTTCCGAGAGATGGCTACGCTAGAGAAGTTGAAATCAAAAGGCAATCAGGTTCCAAAGTATTACGCGCAGATAGATCAGGTTTATATAGCGCAGATAATCCAAAAGACATTAAGGCACTCAAGGCAGAAGGCTTCACAGAGGCAAATCTTGCGTTACATACAACAGGCGATAATGACAGAGGGTACACTTGTACCGAGTGCGGATTCGGCAGCTGGTTCAAGTTATGTTCACGGTGTGGACACGATCAAGCAAGTCCTAAAACAGACGGAGATTAACAATGGTTTCAGCAGTATCGCCAATCACACAGTTTCAGTCAGGTTCTTATTTAACAATCGCTGAGTATAAAAACGCTCCAACGGCGATTGACTATAACAACCTCGTGGTCGGCGGTACTTCTGCTCAACAGGATGCAGAGTTGACTTCAGTTATTCAACGCGCCTCATCATGGATTGATATTTATGTAAACCAGCCACTTATCGCGCAAAACTTTACCGAGCAATCTCGCGCCCGTATCAGCCAAGAGGGATTTCTCATCCTCTCGCCAGATTACAACAACATTGTCTCCCTCAATAGCCTTTCTTATGGCGTGACCCCTACCAACATGACTGCCGTTTCCGATGGTGCACTTCAATCATGCTGGTTTGAGAAGTCCCAAGTTATCTACCCAATGAGTCAGGTCGGGCTTTCCTACTCATCACAAGGCCCACTATCATTTGGCTTCCCACCATCTACCCGTTCCCGTATTTACGCCTCATATAACTACACCGCTGGCTTTTGTAATGGTCTAATCGCTTCAGCTACCGCCGGTGGAACATCTTTCACAATGGTTGATCCAATCGGTCTAACGGCTGGAACCGTAGTCAATATCTATGACGGCGCAAACACCGAGCAAGTTGTCGTTTCACCCACCTACGCCTACGGCTCAAGCACCGTTAATATCACGGGAACCCTGAAATACACCCACGCTTCAGGCGTAGCGGTTGGCAATATGCCACAAGCAGTTAAAGAGGCTGCGATTTTGGCTACGACCGAGTTTCTCAAGGTTCGCGGAGATAACTCGCTTACAATGGCAGTCACAACTCGCGCTTCTAGTGGCCCAAGCGTTCAAGAAATCATTGGCTCAGACATAGCTCTTGCCAAGCAACTTCTTGCGCCGTTCCGAAGGATGCGTTAATGGCAGCAGGTCGCGCTACCCTTCGCTCCACCCTTTACAGTTATCTCACGGGTTCAAGTATCCCTACCCTCAACCAAGTCTTTACATCTTTTCCAAAGCGCATCAACTATCAGGTAAATGCAACGGCAGGGCAGATGAGTCGAGCCGCTGCCGTAATTTTCATCCAGAGCGAGCGCGAAACCCGTCTTGCAATCGGTGGCGCAACTAATGGCTGGAAACGCGTTGATTACACCGTTGTATTGCAAGTCTTTCATCACTCTTTACAAAATAACGCCGAAGATGCTATGGCGGATTTTGATACACTAGTGGACAACATCAAGGGAACGCTCAGAGCTAGTCACAATTTCGGCGATTCATCGCAGGTTAATGTCTGGCAAGGCGCGGAACCAGCGATTGACTGTCTATACGGGGAGCCAGTTACTTCCGACAACGGAGCGACTGAAACCTTTGCAGAGATTCGATTCGATGTTACCCAAATGATTCAGGCTTAGGAGAGCAATGGCAACCTATCAATACAACGGCGATGAAGTGAAGGAATTTCCTACACTTGGATTGACCGTCAAGCCCGGCGATACTTTTGACTCGGCAGACGAGATCATTTCCGCCGATGTAACTCTCGCTTCTGCACCAAAGAAAACACCAACCCCGTCAGCCGCGCCTGACACAACGCAAGGAGCGTGAGTAAGTGGCACTACAAAATACACATCGTTCGTATGTAGGTATCGCTAAAGAAACAACAAAGGGAACTGCGGTCACAACTCCAACCGCGTATATCCCCGTTCTTGCCAACTCGGTCAAGCCTCAAGATGTTTTCACACCTCTCTACGATGAGGGCTTGCGCGGTTCGCTTGTCAAGAATTACAACTACCTACAAGGCCGCGTTCACTCAACCTTTGACTTCGGTGGAGCAGTATTTGCCGACACCGTGATCTACCCTCTTGCTGGTGTACTTGGTGAAGATGTCGTTTCAGGCTCAGCACCTTATGTCCACACCCTCGCACTCAAAAACTCAGCAACATCAGGCGCAGATGCTCAACCTTCTGCTTACACCTTGCTTGACTTCTACGGTGCCGGCGTTCGCTCATGGACAGGTCATCAGTTCTCAGATTTCTCTCTCAAGTGGAGTGCTGACGGACTCCTTGAATATGACGCTAAGTCCACAGGATGGCAGTCGGCTACTGCATCGACCCCAACTCCATCTTTCTCAACCGTTCTGCCTTCAGTAGTTTGGACTGGAACTGTCAGCGTTGCTGGTACTACGATCTCAAACAACACAGATGGAAACATTGATCTCAAGCGACCAGTAACTCCTGTCTATGGAATCTCAAATGTGCAGACTCCTTATCAGGTATTTCTTGGCGCACTAGAGGTAACGGGTAAGGCAACTTTCCTCATGGAAAATGACACCCAGCTCACCAACTACCTCACCAACACCCAACCAGCCCTCGTCTTTAACTGGACAACTGGAACAGGTGCTACTCAAACATCAATCCAAGCCACGATGACAAAGGGCGCGTACACACTCGCCGTTATCGAACGCTCAAAGGACTTCGTAGAAGTCCTCGTTGATTTCAACGCTCAAGGCAACCTGACCGATGCTGGAACTGTCGGATACTCCCCTATCAAGTGGGTTATCAAGAACGCAGTAACCACCTCAGTCGCTTAACCCATAGACCGCAGTGGGGGTTGATAAGCCCGCCTTCGCTTGTCCCCCCATTGCCTATATTTGCTAAGATAATCAGAAGGCAAACTACTAGGAGGCACCATGTCAAAACTAACACTTCCATCAGGCGCAACAGTTACCCTCAAAGACCCTAACTCACTTAAAGTTAAAGATCGCAACCGCATTATGAAGGCTGGCGATGGTGGGTCAGCAGCAGAGCGCGGAATTGCTATCAGTAACGCACTTCTCGCCGCAATCATTGAAGACTGGTCTTACGACCTTCTCATCCCTTCAGTTAAAGAGGAATCCATCGAGGAATTGCCAATCCCTGACTATTCTCTGCTCGTCAAAGAAACCGAAAGCTACATCAAGGCGATCTTCCCTGAACTTGCAGACACCGACCTTAATCGTTTGAATCCTGATAGCCCTTTAGAAAACTCGAACGGCTAAAAGGATTGCTGCAAGGGTTTCAAAGAAATCCAGACTTTGATTACCCCGATGAGGAGTGGTTCTACTTTAGATTTGCAGATAAGTTTGGTTGGACTCCTGACCAAGTAGATGATCTGCCAGCAATACGCGCTGAGTGGTTGATAGCAATAGCCGATACCATTGAGCAAGTGAAGATCGAAAAGATGGAGAACCGGTGAGCGATAACCTGCCCGAAGTCTTAGCGGCTTTGAAGGCATGGCAAAATCGCATGGACAAAGCAGGTGAGTTGGCTACAAGAGAAATCTCTATTGCTCTCTGGACAGATGCTCGCAAAATTGCTAGTGAAACTCCAAACCCACCGATTCAGAAGAACAATAGGTTACGCCACAACCCTCACATCGGCCCACGATCAGGAGAAGGCCCGAACATCGCAACGGGTAATCTTTTTCGCAACATCATCGCTCAACCAGTTAGGCATCAAGGATTTGGCACTTATGTCGCAAGCGTTGAATCCGGTGCCGAGTACGCCAGAGCAGTAGAACAAGGCTCATCTAATTGGAATGGGGTAAAATACCCATATATGACTCCTGCGCGTGACAATCTCATCGCAACGGGTAAAGCGCAGATGATCGCATCAGGATTTCTAAGAGCAGCGATGGGGGTTTAGAGTGGCAGGTGATATTCCTCCATTAAATATTGACATCCAAGTTGCTCTTGGAAACCTTACTAGCGCAGTAGATAAAGCCACATCCGAACTTGGAAAAGTAGGCGATGCTGCTAAAAATCAAGAGTCTAAATTCTCCTCATTAAAGACTGTCATGGGTGGAGTCTTTGCTGGCAATCTCATGACTGAAGGCGTACAGAAATTAACTGGACTTTTAGAAAGCTCGGTCAAAGCCGCGCAAGATGCTCAAGTTTCAACTGTTCAACTAGCAACAGCAATGAACAATGCCAAAGTGAATACTGAG